CGACGGTTAGCGTTCCGACCATGACCGTTCCGCGATTGCCGCAATAGACGCCACGCGGGCCGCCCGACGTCGACAGGCTGGTCATGCGCGCAACGCCGCCGTCAACGATCAGGTTTCCGCTGCTGCCGTTCGCGGTCAGCGTAATAGTGGACGTCCCAAAGAAATTCAGAACGCCGCTGGGCACGACGCCGATACCGCCGCCCACGCAATTCTTGACAGTCAGCGACGTCCCATCGAGTCCCGAGACCGTGCCGGCGATATACATGCCGTTCGCCGCAAAATGGTCGATCACGAAATCGGCGCCGATCGACAGGTCGCCGGCCGTCGTAATGATCCCCCAGACATTCGGCCCGCCCAACCCGTCGCCGCGTAAGGTCAACCGCGCGATCGCTTCCAGCGATCCGCGGACGACCAGCCCGGTACACCCGTTGAATTGCAAAATGGTCGTCGCCGATCCCGCGCCGACGATTTGAATTAGGTTTCCGTTCGGATGCGACAGGTCGATTTCTGCCGTGCGGGTATAGGTCCCGGCGGCAATCTGAATCGTCACAAAACCCGGCGTTACGATTGACCGGCGGTTTAACCAATCCAGCGCCGTCGCCAATTCGTTGAACGCGTCGCCGCCCATCGGATCGGCCGGATGCGCGACGCCGGTCGGCGCAACGTTCAACGTGACGGCGCGGGCAATCGGCGCGCCCGTGCGGGTCAGCGGCCAGTACGTCAGGACGCCGTCACTTCGCAGCGCCGCCGGGTCGGTTTCCAGGTAGACGACGCCGCCGCGGATCACGTCGCCGGCGGCGGGCGCGATCCGAATGCGGTTCGTCGTCGCGTCCAGCCGGACGAACGCGAACGCCGGCGATCCCGCCGGCAACACGGCGGCCGCGGGCAGCGTCAACGTGACGTCGCCGCCGGTCGCGTCGACGATGACCAGGCCGGCGTTGTCCGCCGTCAACGTCGACGTCGCGACAACCGACGTCACGCGCCCGGCGAATAGCCGATTGATCGCCGCGAACAGCATGTCGGGCGACCCCTTCGTCGGGACGATGCCGGCGGCGGCCAGGAAGCGGCGCAGGTTGATCGCGGCTTCGTTGAATTCTTCGGCGCGAAACCGCGTCCCGGCCGCGCCCGTCGCCGGGTCGCAGTCGAGCCAGAACCCGCTAGGCTTCGGCCCGACGGGTTCCATCGTTGGCAGAGCGGACGCGGCGTCGGAATGGTCAGGCGTTGTAAGCATCGGCGTTGCCTTTCATTGTTGCGTTGCCGCATAGGAAACGTGCGGGTCATGGTAGCCCGGACTCGGCCCGGCCGGAACCATGATCGTCGATAGCAAGTCGTCGTCCGCGATCGTGACGTTGCCCGTAGCGTTGCAAGAAACCGTCGCGTTTGCCGTACAGGTTAGCGCCGTGTTGCTCCCGTTTTGTCGAAGCGTAAAGGCGATGGAATTACCGCCGCCAGGCGGCGAGCCATTCAACGCGACCGCCATACCAACGATCCGCGTCGCTTGCGCCGCTTGCAACAATAAGGGCGGCTCCGTCGCGGAAATCATCGACCCGTCGGACGCGTTCACCGCGCCGTATCGGGTTGCCGACGCATCGGTAACGCTCCCGCCGCCCGTCGACGCGGTCAGAATATAAACGCCCGTCGTCGTCGGATCGAATACCATTCCGACGGCGCAATTTGCGCTGCCCGGCGTGCCCGTCATGGTATGCCGCACGTCGATCACGTCGCCGACCGCGACGGCGAGCGGATGCACGGTATCGGCGCACGTCGTCGCCGCCGCGCCCATCGTACAGGTCACGAGACTGTCAACGATCGTGCCCGAAACGGACGGGCTCGTGCGTACCGTGAACGCGCGCGACGCGCCCGCCGCAACCGGCGTATCGCACCATACGAAAAGACTCTTGACGACGCCGGCCGCCGGGATCGCGATATTTGTCCACGTTTCATCGCCGACGACCTCGCCGAGCGGCTTAAACCATGTGGTCGCGTTCCCGGCGCCGCCGCCCGACGGCAAAATAAACTGATCGGCCGACGCCGGCGTAAATTGCACGGACAACCGCATACGCGTCGGCCACGCGGGCGATACGCTCGGGACGCTTTCGTACGCGACGCGATCGCCCGGCGCGAGCGCGACGGCATGCGCGACGTCTTGGCATTTCGTCGCCGTATCCGCGACGGTACAGGTTACAGCGGTCGGGCCGCCGTTGAGTCGAACGCTGACTTTCCAGCTCTTGCCCGTGCCCGGCGGCGCGTCGAGCACGACACGCAAGCGGCCGAGCGTGCCCGCCGTCGGGATAAGCGATTGTGCCGCCGCTTCCGTGCCCTGCCAAACCGCGGCGGGCGGAATGCGGTTGTATTGCGTCACATAGTAGAGCGGCGTCTCGTTGCCGCTCGGCGCGGCCGACGATCCCATGATGATTTGCGCCGGATTGACGACGATCGTCGACGTACTCGTACTCGTCGACGTGCTCGACGTCGTCGAGCTGGTCGACGTGCTCGTACTCGTGCTCGTACTCGTGCTCGTCGAGGTCGTCGAGGTCGTCGAGGTCGTCGAGGTCGTCGAGGTCGTCGAGGTCGTCGAGGTCGTCGAGGTCGTCGGCGTTGCCGCCGTGCTCGTTGTCGTCGTCGCGGCCGCGGTCGTCGAGGTCGTCGTCGCGCCCGGCTGACGGCGCAAAAGCGCGCCCGTCGGATTGAGCGCGGCGGCCGGCGCGGCGAGCGCCAGCACGATGGCGACGACAATCCGCATTTAGGGCATCGTTTCCGCGGCGACGACCGACAGGACGGCGAACGTACAGTCGCCGGTCGGGCTATTGATCGTCGAAAAATGGAACCCGTGTCCGGCCGCGATGACGCCGCCGCCGGTCACGTTGACGGCGGCCGCGGCCGCGGCGCCCTTCGCGCACGTCAGCGTCCCGCCCAGCGTCATCGGCGACCCCGTGTCGGTTTCCAACGAATAGACGGGCGGCGTCGTACACGCGCCTTCGACCCGACACGACACGCGTTGCAGCGTCGTCGACGTCATGGCGACCCAGGGAAACGGGACGCCGTCGTCGCTGGCCATGGGCGCCGGGATCGTCAGCGAAATGGGCGCAACGCCGAAATAGGCCCACAGTTTTGCAACCATGGCGTTGTAGACCGCTTCCCAATGGCACAGCTGATAGTCGATCGTCCCGATTCCCGTTCGCGTGTCCGGCGTCGGCGCCGTGTTATGCGTACAGGACGCGCGCGCCGACGCGCCCAGCGCCAGCACCAGCACCAGCGCCGCCATTGTCATTTTCATGGGTCGCCCTTTCGTTACCATTCGCCGCCGCTTTCGCCGCCGCCTAAGACGCCGCCGTCTTCGGGATAGTTGAACGTCACGACGGTATGCGCCGGCGCCGTCGCGCGGATCAGACATTCGAGAATCTGCGCGCCGCTGCCGCACGGCGGTTCGCCGGCGCCGATACAGCCGGCGGTCGGGAACGTCAGCGGGACGCCTTCAACGTTGACCGTCCACCAGAACCAGGTATCGCCGGCGAACGTACAGCCGGCTTCGGCCGATCCGACCTGCGCCGGCGGGTGTTCGGTGATCGTGATTGTGTAGCCGAACAGCGCGGCCAGCCAGGTATAGTATGCGATCGACTGCCCGCCTTGCATGGCCAGCCAGGCACAGACCAGCGCTTGTCGTTCGGCCAGCGTCAGCGTCAGCCCTTGCGTGCATTCGTTCGGCAACCCGACGGCCGCTTCCCAGTCGGGCAGCAATTCGACGGCGCCGCACGGGTAGGATTCGGCCAGCAACGTACAGTCGCGTTCTTGAATCCGCGTCGATTCGATCGCGACCGCGGACCAGAACCGCACCAGCGTTGTCTCAGGATCGCGCGGCCAGGCGGCGCCGACCGGCAATAGGTCGACGATCGACCGCGTCCATTCGTCGGCCGACAACGTACACAGCGCCGCGACCGCGGGCGGCGTCCCGACGGCCGGCGGCGGCGGCGCTGACGGCGGCATGGCCAGCGGCAACGCGTCACGCCACATAGCTGACCGTGCCTAGCGTCGGCAGTTCGCCGGCGCCCGTCGGGACGTCGTCCGGCGGGTCGACGATCGAGTGATGCCGTTCGCCCGTCGCCAGGCTGACCGCTTCCCACAGCCAGGACACAAAGAAGACGGCGCCGGGCGCGCTGTGGCGGTAGAACGCGTCGCGCAATTCGGCGTCGACGGCGATCCGCACGTCGGGCGTATCGGGCGTCAAGGTCGCGATCGTCACGGCGATCGGATGCGGAATGGGCGCGAACACCAGGACGATGGCGGTAACGGGCCGCACGTCGTTTAGGTGCGCTTGGACGATCGCGACGTCGGCCGGCGTCGGGATGCCGTCGGGCGCGTGCGTCGCGTCGTCCATCGTAAACCGGACGACGACCGTTCCCGGTCCCTGTTCGTTCGGCGCGACCCAGACGCGCGTGACGCCGGGAACCTCTAGCGTCCATTCCACATAGTCGGACGCGCTGCCGCCGTGCGGCGGCGCTTGAATGCGCGCCAACAGGCGGGCGCGCAATTGCTCGTCCGTTTCTTCGTCGGCGCCGCCGCCGATACCAGGCGCCGCGACCGTCCCGTCGGCGACGATGCCCGCTAGCGCCGTGACCGTCGACACGGTTACGCCGGCGTCGGCGTCGCCGTTGGCGCCAGGATTTTCCGCGACGACGGGTTGCGTCGCCGTCCCGTCGGCCGCGATGACGACGCCGGCCGTTGCCTGGTAGCGGACGCGGTCGACGCGTTGCCATTCGGCGGTTGCGACGACCAGCGCGCCAGACGTCCCGCGCACGGCAATCGCGCCGATCGCCGCGGTTGCCGGCCGGCGCGTGATCCCCCAAATGGACGCCCAGCGTTCCAGGAACACGCTTTCCGCCGTGTCTGGGAACAGCTGTTTCGATAACCATTCCTGATAGCCGTAATGCAGCGTCGACAATCCCGCCAGGACGTCGGCGATAACGCGCAAGTTCGATTCGCGCATGATCGCGTCGACGCCGGGAAGGCGCGCGTTAAAGTCGCGCCGGATGCGGTCGCGCAATTCGGCCAGGGACGGGCGATCAAACGGCATGGTCCGTTCCTCCTACCAGCGCCGCCCATGCCCACGCGTACCGGCGGTTATAAATCGACCCATCGTCGCGGACGATGCGAACGCGCAGCGCCAGCGTTGCCGGCGGAACGGGCGCGACTTCTTGCCAGCTGGCGCCGACGTCGACGCGCGCCGCGACGCCGTCGTCCAGCAACCATTGCAGCGCTTCGGCCGCGTAGCCTTCGGCGCGGCGGCGGACGTCTTCGGTCGACTTTTCGCGCGACAGTAGCCACAGCCGCGACCCTAGCGGCGACCCTTCCGGCGACTGCCAATTCCCCCACCAGCCGCGGCGGTCGTCGGTCCCGTCGGGCAAGACGTCATCGTCACGCGCCGACGCGTCGGTAAACAGGCTCAGGATAACCGCCGTTTCGAGATCGGCGTCGGTCGCCAATCCCGGCGGCGCGATCGCCCAGTCGCCGCCGATCGGCGCCGTGGGCAATCCCCATTGTGTTTGAACGTCAGCCATTGGGCGCCGCCGCTGCCGCTTCTAGCGCGGCGACGCGCGCTTCCAGCGTCTTGACCGCGTTGACCAGCGCTAACGTGACGTTGCTTGTGTCGAGAATCTGCAAGTCGACGTCGTCGGCGTCGTCGGGATGCAGTTTCGTTCGCCGCGTCGTGACCGCTTCGGGCAGCACGGGCGCGACTTCGTCCGCGATGTAGCCGAACCCGACGGCGCCGTCGGTCGTTCCGGCGCATCCGTTGTATTCGAATTGCACGGGACGCAACGCCAGAATCGCGGCCAGGCCGGCGCCGTAGTCGACAATATGCTTTTTGATCCGCCGGTCAGACGGATTGTTCCAGGTCGTTCCCGTTGCTTTGGTCGCGCCCGAACCCGCCAGCGTCAACCCCCAGCCGGCGTCGAGGGTAAACAACGTCGTTAGCGCGCCGTTGCCGGCCGCCATGCGTTGAAACGTGATGTTATCGCTAGCCGGATTGATTTGTGCCAGCCATCCCGGCTTGCTCGTATCGTCTTCTTGCCAGGTTCCTGACCAGAACGCATTTGCGGACAGCATGCCCGTCGACGTTATCCGCGTCGTGCCCGATCCGCTGCCGACGATCACGCTACCCGTGCCCGGCATCATCGGCAGACGGATCGCGCCGGTTGCGTCCAGCGTCAGCAGCGCGACGAACGCCGCCGTTGCGGCCGCCGGCGCGCGGAAGACGGCGAAATTGTCATTGATACAGGATTGGCGGACCGACCAGGCGGCTTTCGACGGGTCGTCGGTCGCCGCCGCGGCGTTCGCATTGATGCGCCATTGGTATTCGGCGCCGCCCGTACTGATCCACCGATTTTTGACGGCGTTTCCCGTCGCCGCCTGCGCGATTTCGGCGCCGATGACCGTCAGATTGCCGGCCGCGTCTAGCTTCAGCAGGTTGACGAAGACGGGCGCGCCGCCCGCCGCCGGCGCCCGCCAGATACTAAAGACGTCGGCGGATTCGACTTGCACCAGCCAAGCGGGTTTCGTCACGTCGTCCAGGACGTTCGCCAACAGGTCGTTATTGGTTCGCAGCGATAACGGGTTGCCAATGTCGTTCCCGTAGAAGCGGGTTTTCATGGCGCGCCCGGTCCCGCCCGACACGATCGCCGGCGTATACGCGGGTTGCACGATGCTAACCGCCTTCGTCGGATCGGTCGGCGTCAGCACGGCGCCCGACGTCGTCCACAGGTCGGCCGTCGTCGGCGGCGTCGTCCAGCCGGTCGCGTAGTCCGTCGCGCTGGACTTCGTCAGGACTTGCCCAACCGTTCCGCCGGTCGGGACGCCGGGACCGGCTGGTCCGGTCGCGCCCGTTGCGCCGGCTGGTCCGGTCGGTCCCGGCACGGTTGAATCTGCG